CTACTCCTGAACCATCACTTAATGGGTTGGTATTGGATGCGGTAGAAGTTGACTCATTGTATAATGTGCTAACTTCTTCAGATGTGATTTGTCTGTCAAAGATTCTTACTTGGTCTATTGAGCCATTAAAATATTGTGTATCTGTCGGTGTATGCCTTGCTCCAAGCTGTAAGTTAGTTAATTGTTCTATTCCAGACTGTACGGTAATATCTGTTAAAACTTGTGTTCCATTAAAATAAACTTGATAATAAGTTCCATCATAAATTAAAACAATATGATTCCAATTAGTATTTAAAGCAGCAATAGTATGATTAGTTGCGCCTACTGACAATACAAAATTAGTATTTGCAGCACCACCTCTTACAACAAACCCTTCTAAATAATCAGAACCATTGTTCCAAGTTGATAAAACACCTGTGTTTTGACTACTTGATGAACTCATTCTAACCCAAAATGAAACACTTCTATTACCTGTTATATTGAACCCTGTATTTGTTATCTTACTACTACTCCCATTAAATACCGCTGCATTACCAAATTGCCCTGTAGCATAGGTTATGTTTGATGCAGTACCATTATAGTTTGTTGTGGTGTCAGGAACATTGTTTGTAACACCGCCATCACCATCAAGCTGATATAAAGCTATATTGCTACTAAATGCATTATCAACTCCAAATGCCTGTACTGAATCAGTATTACAGACCGCTGCTGCACCTGTATTAATTAATCTTTTGCCTAAAGCCATATTTATTCTATTTCATCAGATGGGAAAAACTGTACGTTGTATTGCAATGCAGTTTTGTAAGACTTCTTAGCGTTTACCTCTGCTTCCAACCTATCGGCTTCTGCCAAGATACCTGCTCTTTCTGTTGCAACGTCTGTATCAATATCTATATCCCTTTCTGCTTTTCTTATAACTTGCCAATCGGTAGGCTCTAACATTTTACCTGCCTTAGACTTAATCTCTGAGATTTTACTTGCTTTGATGTCGGCTATCTTATATCTCTTTTCTGTTTCGCCTGTTGGTTCGCCATCTTCTCCGATAATAGCTACATCTTGATTAAAATCAATATTACTAACGTCATACGTTACTATTTCATTATCTGCATCAAAGTATAGACCTCCTTTGGTCTGTGTCTGTGGGTCGTAGCTTGGTTTTACTACATCGTAAATACCTATGTCTTGTAGTTCTTCTTTTGATAGGTTATTAGCACCTCCTAAAATGTGTTTTGTAGGGGTTTTAAGTGAGTTAGGTAAACTCTTGTATATGTTTACTATTCTACCGTTTTCTACTGCTGCTTTCATAATTATATACTTTGTGAAATTGATAAGAAAAATGTGTTAGCGGCAGTACAGACAACTTGAATAAAGTTAACTGCACCTGACGTATTGCTATACTCCCCAGCAACAGTTGTGGCTGTCAATCCACTGTTAAGTGTTAATCCAGACGTTCCCCCAGAGTCTGTTATGATAATGTCTTTCACATCGCCTATTGAGGCGTTTGTGAAATTCAATTCAATAGATATACTTGAGGTTATTGTAAATACCGCTGCGGTATCAAAATCTAAACTTAATGTAGATGCGGGAGAAACAGCAGAAGATCCTCTTAAGCTGTCTCCAGTCCCACTCTGACCATAAATGTCAGTAGTCATATTATTAACCTTTATAAAGGCGGCTCTGAGCGTATCCCCAGTTCCATCGTCAGGGGCTGACCCAACTCCTATTGTTTCTCGTGCCATAATTCTATTTTGTTATATTAATGTTTGATCTGCTGTTATTAGTATTGTGTCTGCTTTATATGCTGTACTATCTACCGATAATTCAAGTATATCTGATATCCAACAAGTAGGAGCTGAAGGTACATAAACAGCATCTGTTGTGTCATCTACATCTCCCCACCAAGAAAAACAATATATCCTACCCCAATTTATTCCGTTAGCCATCTTACTTTTTTATCGTTTTTAAATAGTTAGTCAATTTTATTATGTTAGCCACTTTAGGCTTATATGTCTTAATTAAATTACCCATCCGCCATATGTTGGGTCTTTATCTGGATACATACCAGTATCCTGCGCTCCGGTATACTCCGGATAATCTCCACTCTTCTCATCTATGAAATCAAAAAACCGATTCACATAAAAGTCAGCAAAGTCTTTTGCCCTTGCTGTTAAGGAATCAAGCTCACTCTTTGTGAGAGTATCACTAGATTCGGTAGTATGTTTAAATATCCCTCCGTTACTGATCTGATAAGCAGCAAAAGGAATGTAACTGTACTGACTATACCATATAAGCATAGGCTTAATGTGGCTGTTCAGTAGTGTTTTATAAGCAGCATTGGCGGCATCATCAAGAGTGCCGCCTGTGATCAAACTTTGTATTTTCTCGTATAACTTAGTGCCTAAGAAGTTCTGTATATGTATATCCTGGGCCACCTCAACAAATTGAATTAGCTTATCTGTGTCTAAAGCTCCGTCTATGATAGACTTACGCTTCAGCTCTGTCATTGTTATAAATAATGCCTTACTCATCTTCTTCGGTAGGTTTTTCCTCAACAACAGCCTCAGAAACGCTCTCAGAAGCCTCCTGCTGAACGATCTCCTCTTCTTGGATATCTTCTACCGCAGAAAGCTTTTCTCCCGTCTCCTCTTCTCTCTTGATCTTGGTCTCTATATTGTCTAATTCTGTAAATTCTATTGGTTGTAGCGTAACAAAGTATAAATCCAGTGAAATGTCGTTATATAACAACAATTCTTTAAATGCATCTAATAGCATCTGCTGAAATGGCCTAATAACCATATTATCCATCAAAATAGATGCTGTTCTAAGCTCTTCAGCGTTATTTCCGAAGCCAGTGTTGTCTTTTATCCCTAAAAGGATAGGAGACACCACTCCGTGGCCTATCATTATCTTTTCTCGGCTTTCTTTAGCTAAAAACTCGTATTGAGCGTGTGCATCTGGTAGATTTATAGGGTCTATGTTAGATTGGTTCTCTGAACCATCATTAAACGCTAAAATGAACCGTCCTGCGTTGCTAGTACCACTAAATTTGTCGTATATCTTGCGTTCAATCAATTCCTGGACCTCTTCATTAGGTATACCGTTGTTGAAATTGATCAGCATACTTGGCTGAAGGCCGTTTTGTATGTTTGATAAGTGATAATTACTTACTTCCTCCTCCAAGGTTGCATATTGAAGGCATCCTTGGTAGTCTACGGGTGAATAATAGTAAAAACCAGCCTTGTAAGGCTTAATGACATATAATTCAATTCTCTGAGACTTCGTACCATTGCGATAAGTAGGTATCTTTTTAGGTTTGTCACTAGGCTTAATATTCTTCCAATCGCTATGATAATAATACGCTTTAATTTTACCGTCTTGAGCCTTCTCAGCACGCAATGTCTCCATTGGGAAGTGATATAGGCCCGCTATTTCTTTCTTTCTATTCTTATAAACTACTTGAATGGCAGCTTGGCCAAGCATTTTGTAGTCTGTTACTATCTTTCTTACATCTTTAGCATTTAAAATGCTTTTCATTTGAGCAAACATAAGCGGCTTCTCCTTGGAGTCGGTAGCCTCAAGCCCTCTACCGTAAATCATATCAGAGATACCATTGATGCACCTACTATTAGTAGGACTTCCTAAATACCTCTCAATTAACTCGCCAAAATAGTTATTATCCTCACCATACTCGATATAAGCATTTCTGCTCTTCTCGACTATCTTAGGCACTTCGTACCCTGTAAGATTTACTACTTTTACATTCTTCATACCATTATATATTGTTGACTACTATCACCAGAATCGCTTTCGGTGTATTTGCTATCATTTATAGTATATACTGAGTTCGACAAATAAGAGTCGGTACAGTAAGCCTTGTCTCTAAATAAGAGTGTTGACCCGCTGAAAATCTCATAGTTGTAAATACTATTGTCTGATAGAATACTGAAGGTGCAATCAAGGTCAATAAAGTTTCCATTAACAGTAGACGATAAACCAGTCAAAGTTTCTGACTTATTGGTCCCGTCTTCCGTTATCTTAAGAGACAATCCAGACTGAGCTGTACTGACCCTAGGTAAAACTTTTATTGTTTGAGCATCGGTGCTCGGAAGTAGTCTTATCATACTAATATAACTAAAAAAAGGCTTCAGTGTTTTATATAAAAAAAGGGGCCATATAAGCCCCTTTTAATCACCAGGAATAAACCTTACGCTGGATCTCTCTGAGTAGTTTCAGTAGCAGTAGCTGAAGACATACCCGCAAATGGGTCTGTGTCAGTTGCTCCGTCTACAA